GTGTTGGTGCGGGTGCGGGTGCGGGTGCGGGTGCGGGTGTCGGTGTTGGTGCGGGTTGCGGTGTTGGAGTCGGTGCGGGCCTCGGTGCGGGCTTCGGTGCCGGTGGTCTTGAGTCAAGCTTCAACTCTTCGCCGATCGATTCAGCTGTGATCATAGCCCGCTCGTAATCATCCATCGGCATATTATCGGCGAGTTCGTCGATTGAATATAGACCGCTTACAGCATCAGGGAACAATGCGCGTAATGCCATGGTCAAAGCGCGGACGCGGTGCATCTGGCGGGGCATCGTATCCCAATTCCGATTCCGACTTAACCCTTGGGCATCAGCCATTTGACGCGTAAACGTGAACTCATGAATGATGTCAACGCCGTCGACACGTTCATCGATTCGACTGACTTGATACGTGCAATGATCATCCGACCAAGACGAAATCCGCATAACACCGACGAGGCCCGACTTCCTACAAATGCCGGCGATCGCGTCGGCCTTAAGGCCAGGCGTACCCTTTAAGACAAAACATTGTGACTTGAGTATACCGAGGTCATAATCAAAGTGGTGCCCGAATTCAGCGTAACAGAGAACCGCTTCATGCGCTTTTCGGTTGTCTCCATTGTGGAGCATCATCGCCATATTCCAAAGTTCATCTTGATTTGTCGGTCGGAATCGAAACGGCGTCGCGGGTCGTTGGTTTTGAGGTAAAATCACTTGTGTATCCTATCAATTCTCAGGGTTTGAAGATCATCAATATAATGATGATGATTAAAAGCGTGATGATCACGACGATGTCGCGCTTTAGTTGTTTATCAAGCGGGTTCATGATCGTCGTAACCGGCGGGCGATGTAGGCAGTTAGTCGAACACCGGCGCGGGCAAAGTCAAATCGGTTAAAAGGTTCGTGAATGCTTTCGGCGAGATCGACGCCGCGAAGAGCTGCTACTTCTAAGTCAGTGATAGAAGTCGTTATCTTGATCGGCTTAAGATCATAGCACGTTTGATTTTTGCCATCGGAGATACACATTAAAAAGCACCTTCGTTTTTAATGATGCACCCGCCGAATGATGCGAACGGCATGTCGCCGGCCTTAACTTTAATCAGCAAGTTTAATAATTCTTTGCTAAACATAAAGCGTTTGGTGAGTTCATCAACTGTTAACGTTCGCGCCTCTGAAAATGCAATTGAATGCACATAAAACTTTGTGTCGGGCTTGATTGAATCACCGAGTAATAAGTCTGCATTGAAATCACCAGGCGTGAAAGATTCGGTGTCAACTTTATACTCGGCACACATAGAATTTATGATCTCTGACAATTGTATCGCGATCAACTGCGACGCATTATATTTACCTTTTAAGACAGAGTGCAAATACTGGCGAGATACGCCGGCATTATCTGCGACTTTGCTTATCGATAGTGATGTGATGATTTTCTTCTTGGCTTCGTTCATGTCTTGTCCTTCGTGCATCTGTAAATAAATGCTCACTTACCTTGACGCTACAAACTAAATGTGTCAAGCTCAATTTGGAAATATTTACGAAAGGGTACAAAATGACAGAATATGAGGTTCGACTTTCAGCATATTCGTTGAAGTTAACGCCTGCGGTCAAACTGGTCCTGCTCGGCGTGATTAGTCGCGTAAATTGGGACACGTGGTGTGGTGAAATCTCTTTTAGAGATCTTAGCTCACGTATGAACGTATCAGCGAGCTCAGTAAGATCAGCGCTTAAAAAATTAAATGATCAAGGGCTAATCAAGATTACACACCAAACGACGACGACGAAATCGGGCTCGATGGCTTATAAACGATCTTTAGTACAGTTGAACATTGATCAAATCAAAGGCGCTTCAAACCTCGACACCACCCCACGTATCAAACCTCGATACACTCCTGCATCAAACCTCGATACACCCCCCTGTATCAAACCTCGATACACTCCTGTATCAAACCTCGATACACCCCCCGTGTCAAACTACGGCACACTTACAATAGAGGATAACAATAATATACAATCTATAATTACAATTGAAGCGCCGGCGACTTCAAGACAGATCAGAGAGAAAAGATTAAGACGAGCTCAAAAACTCAAAAATAGAAGTTATAGAAATAATTGAAAATGAACCTGAAAAACGAACTTGTAAAGCTCGGAGATACACTTCCAGCATCAATTGAACAAATGCTACTCGATATCAAAGATCGTGCTCGGAATCGATCTAAAGAGCTCGGCAATCATGCGCCCGTCTTCGGCGATTGGTCAAACTTAAGTCATGATAATCTTGAGTTTAACGACTGGGTTGAGCGCGGCGAACCGACGTTAACAGCGTGTGAAGTTCCGGCTTGTGGACGATGTCAAGCTGGATGGTTTTACACGCGACACGCCGGTGATCTTACAGACACAGCAACAATCTGTCGTTATTGTGAGCAACCACGCCGATTTATTAATCGGCTGAATAAACTTAAATTGCCCGCCGACGCTATAGATATGCATTTCGGCGCATACGAATGTGACTCTTCAATGCAATTCGATGCGCTAAATCATTTTCGACGATGGATTCAAGGTGACCCAGAAATCATCAAATCGCCGTCGCTTTTTCTCTTCGGAACACCTGGAAACGGCAAATCATCGGCGCTTTATTGTTTAGCACGTGAGGCCGCTTATTATGATCGATATCACGACCCGCGACGACGTCGGCGCGCTCGATACATCGCGCATAGCGACATGATGCAAAGCATTCGGCAGACTTTCAACGACAAGCATGCTCGCGACCCACTTAAGAATTGGTTAAACGGAGTAAACCTACTTTTAGTCGACGAGCTCGGTGGTATCGGTGGCTCATCACATAGGTCGACATGGTGGATTGATACGACCATCAAAATCATAGAACAGGTTTATCGACTACATAGCGCCGGTGAACTCGCCATCGTATTTACGAGCAATCTAACACCGCCGAACGTTGTTAGATCTCTCGATAATAATAGCGCGGTCAAGAGTCGCCTAAGAGGCATGTTTAAAAATTCGTCGGTCATGATGAAAGGGCGTGACCGTCGAATCGGCACCGGCGATTTGGGCGTTTGGGGCTTTTAATAAACTTAATTGTAAATATGTATCAACCGCGACCAAGTCGCAGAGAGTAATGATTATGGAACGACTAAAAACAACGATGATTGAACGATACGACGCTCAGCAGCTGCGACCGAATCTTGATAGAGTAAAAGTTGATTATGACATGCTAGTCACAGATTTAGCCAAGCGCTTCGACCTCGACTTAAACGAATTCGGCGACAATCCTGCGACCCCGTTCAAAGCGCTTATGATGTATATCTTCATACTTGCAAACACCGGACAAGATGAAGTTGAAGGCGTCGCGATTTGGGCAATTTGGAATCTAAACAGCAACTTGCATATTCAAGCGCAAAAGCGACTGGAACAACTGGGAAGTTGGGTATTGACACCGCGCATCTAAAGCGATAAGACGAGTATGCAACTGTTTACATGCTTGTTGGGTGTTCATATTCTTTTTACATGTTTAAATAAGCGGTTGCTTAAAGAAAAGAAGGTCGGCATTGTCCGACCTTCTTTTTTGCTTTTTTTTGTCGCTCACTTCTTTTATCATGTTTGAGCCGGACAAAACGCCGGAGAGTATTGAGAGGAATATATATGAATGCGATTATGCTTCTTGGGAATTTAGGTGACAATCCCGAACTAAGAACGACTCAAAACGGTGCAACTTATGCATATCTTAGATTGTGTACTTCAGAGTCGTACAAAGATAACGCGGGCGAATGGCAACAGTCGAAAGAGTGGCACACTCTGAAGATCTGGAATAGATCAGCTGAGCGCGCGACGCAAACTTTAAAGCGGGGCGATTTAGTAAGCGTCGAAGGGCAGCTCGTATCGTTCGAACTCAGTGAAGAAAAACGCCGAGTTTGGGAAGTGCGGGTGAATAAGTGGAGGTCGTGGTCTAAGCGCGATCAATCTGTCGAACGATCAGGCGATTATTTATTGCCACGCGAAAACGTGCGAATTGTTAGCGCTGAAAATCAGTCTTCACCGTGGGGCGAAGGATTTGCACGAAGGTAAACACACTAGAGAGTATTGATAGAATATGAATATGAGTATGAAAAAACAAGATAACGAAGTCGACGAGATGCACCGACACGCGGGCGACCTATTCGAAGATTTTTTTATTAAACTAGTCGCAAGCTCGTTTGATAAAGACACCCGCAAGATCACCGATCGGCGTTCATCGTTTGCCGATATGTCGACGCCTTGCCGTGTATCTGTTGAGCTTAAAAGTCGGAAATGGACGCGCGGTCACTCTTGCCTAACGCGAGCTAAATTTCTTCATGATAATCACTTTAAGCAAATTCAGGCGGGTTTAGAGTTTGCAAGTCGCAGCGGTTCAAAATACGCTTTTATCGTTGGTGTGCATGAGTTTGTAGACGTGCGCGAACTTCTCGAATTACAAAGCGACATGCATGCATTTATTAAGGCATATAAGTGCGCGCATGTGCTTCTTGGCGACTGCGACGGCGTCGAGTATCGAGTTTATGATATCGTCAATTTACTGGCTAATTTAAATAATGAGTCTTTTAAGCAGAGGTTGACGGACGGTTATTTGGGCAATGTTCGCCCGCTCGATATCAAAGTCAACTTAGGTCTTGAGTTAGACCCGAATCGGCCCGAATGGAGTGATGAGAAGTGGACATCGTACTTTAAGCAAACAACGCGACTAAATAAGTTGACTCAAGATCTTATGGTTTTTAATACGCAACGTGAGTTTGCATTTAGTGAGCTTATGTATGATTCGGTTATGCTTGAAGACTCGACGCGACAACACAACCGCCGGAGTACGTTCGGCAGTGATTTAGTACTTATTAAAAGCCTTGATGTATCAAACGAGCTTAAAGACTCATTAAAGATTAGGCTTAAAAACGCTGGTCTTAAAGATGACAGAATTCAGGTGTTAAATCCTGAGGCTTTCTTCATCGCAATGACTCTTGTTCATTTTGGGGCAAAATATAGGAAAAAAGATAAACGCCGGCAAACGGTTCAAAAGGTGCTTAGAACAAAAACCTTAAATTTGCCGATGCAACTTTGGAATATACCAGGGAACTATAATGGGAGTTATAGTTGGTTAATTCGGTTTCATGAGATTTTAGAGTCAAACCATGTAATCCAAAATTATATTTTAATCGATCCGGTCACGTTCGATTTTAAAGGTATGCCGCATATTAAGTGGACTCACTCCGATCATGTCAACGCGCTTTTAAACAGTCTTGACGACGTTCTACCATCAAAGCCCGACCAAGGTTTAACTCATGGCTTTGCTCGCCTCATGGCTGAGAATAAGCGCTTAAACGATCAGGCTGCCGAGTATGATAAGACAATTCTTAAACTTATTAAAGAGGTTGAACGTATGAAAAAAGTTTTAAGATGGAAGTGACCAGTAATCAAAAGCGCCGATCGGCGAATAAACTCTCCGAGCTCCAAAGTCGTTTATCGGGCAAACCGATCAAGCGCCGGACTTTAGACCGCGGCCGATTTGAAGGCATCGGCAACACGTGGCCGGCTCATTTGCTCGCCGATGACCAGACCGCCGACGATATGCCGACTTGGTTGTTTCGATAATGCCCTCATTTCTCGCTTTATATCGACGCATGCAACGCGCAAACGAAACGCCCGAACAACGTGAAAAGCGCTTGGCTAAACAACGCGAATACGCCCGCAGAAGACGCGAAAATGAAACGCTGGATGAACGTGATGAACGGCTTGCCGATCAAAGGGCAGCTAATCGAAAACATCGGACGAAGAAAGAAGACGATGATGACTGAGTTTAAAACGGCTGATGATCCAAAAAAAACTTATACTACAAGCGAATTATTGAAAAAAATGAGAGATATATTTCATTTAAGGATTGATGAATTAAATATGAATGATGAGAATGATAGACAAATCTACGCCGACTTGACTGATTTATTATCGAGGATAGAACTAGTCTTAAATGAGGTCGGCAACGACTGATAATACGGTTTTACAAGCTGAATCCTCTTTTGTGGACCATGAGGTCCATAAATTAAAATCCTCTTTTGTGGACCATGAGGTCCATAAATTAAAATCCGACAAATCCGACACCTTTACGCGCGTGACTTATGGCAAAAAGCAGAGATACTAGAGATCAACTTCTTGACGAGTTACGAGCCGGTCTAACGATCACAGATGCATGCGGGCAAGCGGGCATACACCGCGACACGTATTACACTTGGCTAGAGGATGACGAGTGGGCTTTGGAATGCGCAGCGGCGCGAACTTTTCCCAGGGCTCAAATGACTAACGTCATGATACAAGCAGCGCTTGCGGGCGATTGGCGGCCAGCACATGCATATCTTAAAAGCGTCGCGCCGGATGAATGGAGTGAACGACGCGAAGTTGATATCAATGTTAGCAACGCGACGAGCGACGGCGATGACCTCGTCAAAGATATGATCGAACAATTACGCTACGAGCTCGTAGCCGACAACGAAAGCGACGACGATGACGACGACGACGATGACGACGACGACGACGCCACAATCGATCCTTAGGCCGATATATAACCCGTTACAACAAGCGATCCAAAAAGCGATTATCAGAGATGACCGGATCATCGCGGCGCGGTGCGGTTGGGGTTCGGGCAAAACTTCGGCTTTAGTCTTCGCGCTTCTTTTGGTTTCTCGGTTCCGGCGGGGCACATCATCTTTATTGATCACCGACACGAACCCGCGTTATCAATCCGTTTTAATGCCCGAAATGCAAAAGTGGCTAGGCCCGCTCAAATGGACCTATAACCACACTTTGAGAAAATGGACTGACCCAGATACAGGCTCAGAGGTTTGGTGCCGTTCATATTATCGGCCAGGTACCCGCGACGCGACACATAACCCGCTTGAAGGCCTGAATATAACAAGCGGGGTATGTTTAGTCGACGAGTGTCAAACGCTTACCGCCGAGGTTGCACAAAAGGCGCTCGGTCGTCTTCGTTCGGGTCCATCGCCAATCATGATCTTAGTCGGCTTGCCGGTGTCGGGCGCATGGTGGTGTCAACTGGCTGAAACGGCGGGTTGCTTGCCGTTGCTCTATACTTCTTACGTTAATGAAGCGAATCTATCCGAGGCATGGTTCGAAGCGACTAAACTATTACCGAAGGCCGAACGCGAGGCGATGGTCATGAATAAACCGCGCCCGCCGTCGGGTCTAGTTTATTCAGAGTTTGACGAAGACCAACACGTTCTCGACGATTGGAAGTATCGACCTGAGATGTCGGGCCGAATCGCGATCGATTGGGGATTCCGTAAACCATCGGTTTTAATTATCGTTCACGATCTCGACCTTGGTGCCGATGTCATCGCCGCCGAAATGAACCCTGCCGAAGTCACTGTCGAAGAATTGGCCCGTTTGATACTTTGCGTCGCGTGGCCTCGGTCGCTGAAGGGTCGCGCACCGTCGTCGCGTATCTGGCTTGATTATGGGGTCGCAGATAAAGCAGGGCGAGCTCGTAACGATCAAACCGGCCGATCTGCTTTTCGAGCTATGCGGGCCGAACCGCCGAAAGGTCTTGGCATGCCGTTGCGATCAAACACCGATCCGATCCGCACCGACATATTAAACGGGGTGCAACGATTGAAGAGAGCGTTTTCGCGAGGTCAATATCGTATCACTCGCGAGGTATGGACAGCCGGCGAACGGGCGACGGGCAATTCGATTCGTAAAGCGTTGATGACTTACGGTTGGGATAATAAAGAGTTACCGAAAAAAGACGGTCGTGAGGATCCGCTCGACGCTTTGCGATACGACTGTATTACTTGGAATTGGAATCAAAACATAGTCGACCGACGACAGTACAGCGCACCGGCACCGACGTCGCGACGGGTTAAAATAGGTACAGGCAAATCGAGGTCGTTTTGATAATTCATGGTGATAGCTTAGAAGTTTTAAAAGGGTATGAAGACAATCATTTTGATGCAGTCGTCACCGATCCGCCTTATGGTTTATCAGCGTGTACGCCCGCGAACGTTAAAGCGTGTTTAAGAGCATGGTTAAACGATGAAACATACACGGCGACCGCCGGCGGGTTTATGAATAAGGCGTGGGATAATTGGGTACCGAGCCCGACTCTATGGTCGGAAGTCTACCGAGTCTTAAAGCCAGGAGGACACGTTTTAATCTTCGCCGGTTCGCGAACTCAAGACTTAATGGGGTTGTCTTTGCGGTTGGCCGGTTTTGAGGTTCGCGACGTTTTGCAGTGGATCTATGGAAGCGGTTTTCCAAAGTCTCACAATGTTAGTAAAGCGCTAGACAGACATTTAGGGTTTGAAGTGTCAAACGATGGATATATACCAAATTTTAAAAATAAAGTTTGCGGGCAAGGTTATGGCGGGGGCAAGAAAACAGAATACACAGCGCCGGCAAGCGAACCGGCTAAACGATACGAAGGGTACGGCACCGCCTTAAAACCCGCTTACGAGCCGATACTTTTAGTACGTAAACCGCTCGCCGGCACCGTCGCCGAAAATGTGCTTGAGTACGGCACCGGCGGGG